GCCTTCGCTTGTTAATTTACAAATACAACTATCGCCGAGTTTACTCAGTGGCGATAAGAAATTTGAAACAAACTCAGATTTATTTTTAATCTTTAGTATCATCAAGCTTAAGTGTAATCTGTCTTACACGGTCTTTCAAGCCTCTATCTACAAAGTTTGTAATTTTCTTATCAAGCTTTTCAGCTGATTCCATATACGACATAATTGTATCTAGTTTCTTCTCGACTTGTACCAAACGATCTTCGAATTCTCGTGTTACAACCTGCACGACCGGTTGTGAAGCCGGAGCCATGACTGGTTGTGCATATACTTGTTGTGGCATTGATGGCGGAGGGGGAGGGGGCGCACCTTGCTGTGTGCTCGGGTGTACCCCCGCAGGTGGATGCTGCGGTACTGTATCAGTACCAATTACATCTTTTACTATTTGGTGTGGGTTCCATGCTTCATTACTTGTCTGTAAGTTAGCTGATGATGATACAATTTCACCATCTAGCTTCTTCATATGAGCATTAGTTTTACCAACCAACTCAGCTATCAATTCCACATCTTCCCGGTCCGCCATAATACTAGTCTCCTAATCCTTCAAGTAACTCCTTGACCTTATCGTCATCCAACGGATCGGACGAGCTACCGACTGAAACAGGTGCAGGCTTTGGAGCTGGCGCAGGTGCAGCAGGTGCAGCAGGTGCAGCCTCTGGTGAAGTGGACCTGCAATGAAAGTGCTCATCGAGAACTTCCTTAAGTTCATCATAGCTCTTAACCGGGAATACCGATTCTAGATCAGACGCGTTCTCTAAAAGCTGATTGATACCGTCTTCGTCTAGACCATCAATAGATGTTGGGCTCGCAAAACGAGACGATACATATGTAGGATATTCACCTTGTCGCTCGACTTTGATTTTTAGATTACATCCATTTTCCGACAAGTCGAAAACACGCGCGCCGAACTCATCAGAGTCTTCTCCGGTAATAGCATCAGTAATAATTTTATGTAGCTGCTTACCATATCGGAGCAATTTAGTCTTACCGTTATTCTCTGGATGAGCTGGATCATTTACTACGTATACGTTTACCAGCCAGTTTTCACGACGCATAATTTTAGAAGCCTTAGCCTTTTCTTCATCAGTACCGTGTTTACCTAATGAGAAGCGAGCCTCCGCAATTGGATCTTTCTGATTCCAAGTCTGCGGACTGACCTGGCTCATATACTGACCAGTTGCGAAGCTTTCCCACGCGTGGGTGAAGTAATGGAAAAATGTCTTTTCGGGAGCTTCGATGTTGGGGATTAGACGAACAGTATATACGTTACCGACCTCTGTCTTAAGAATGTCCTTGTAACGACTGTTACCGCCTTGGTTGTTCTGCGAAGTCATCGCAGATTTGATTTTGTCAAACATTGAGTTAGTGTATGTCATAATTAGTTAATAGTTTAGTTAGTGTTAATATTCCTTGATTAGTTATATGTTTTGCTTTCCTAGAATTATAGTATCTACTTCGATATAAGTCAACTCTTTCCGTGAAGTTTTTTCCGGCTACGAAATCCAGAAAATCTGACGGATATCCGCTTACTATATCACCGAGATCCTTTATTCCAAAAATTGTATAAGGAGACACATGCTTGTCTCTAATGTGGAGCAGCGGTGTCAGCATATCACCTGTCATATGCTCCGTATACTGTTCAAATGTTAGTTTTTCATCCCTGCAAAACTTAAACATGAATAATAATGAGTCCTTAATAAATTGTATATGATGGTCACTGTCTGGGTTTTCGGAATCTAGTTGCTCTACATATATACCATACAGTTTAGTTGCTCTAGGAGACGTGTAAAATTTAATATCATATTGTTCGACACCGTCAGGATATACTCTATAAGGTGCTCTAAAAAATGTATCAGGAGATATATGATTAAACTTTCTAAAAAACATACCTAGTCTCTTCACATATGGATAATCAGGACCATCATCAAATTTATCGAAGTTTTTACGAGCTCTGTAAGGCTTGTCTTGCTCGGTTCGCTTTGTTCTTAGAAATGTATTATATATTACCTTCTCGAAATCAGTCATTTTTTCTTCGAGCCCTTTTTGTAAGTTTTATTTAAAGAGTTAAGGTATTTTTTAATATACTTACTCTTATGAAGAGTATTATCATACTCCAAGAATGATTTCAAAGCGACATACTCGCTATCAAACTCGCAGAGGTTCATATATAAATTCATAATCTTAGTATTCTTAAGAAGCAATAAAAATATGTTCGCTAAATTTAATTTTTTATTGTGTATGATGCACATTAACGAGCAGAAGCATAAAAATTCTTGGCGGAACTCTTCCTCTTTTAATCGCGAGCTAGGATCCGGCTTAACATCACTGTACTCAAATTCAAATTCAAAATTATTCATGCTGTTATAGGGGTGAGTAGCTTAGAGAATGTTGCGAATTTATCACCGAGCATACCACCGGCTGAATATTCGTGACCACCACCATCTGCAATAGTTTTCGCAACAACTGAAAGATCCACATCACATACCTTGTTCTTTCTAAAGCTTACTTTCTGACTCTGTGTATTAACAACAATACCGATATCAGCAGAATAGCCTTTAATAATATAGTCTGCAACATCATTAATACAACTTGTCGCGAATGTTGCAACGACTTTTCGGGACTTATTACCTACAGGTATATGTGCTTCAAATAGTTCCAAGTTATTAGTGACATTACGTATTTTTGTCTTATAGAAATCAATTATACTTTGCTGATCATCGGTAAATCCCTGATAACCATCTCGAAAATCCTTTGCAAATTTTATGAGCTTATCACCTTGATAGTTCCAAAATAATAAATTTAACTCATGGGAACCAGGTACCTTTAACTTATATGAATCATAATCATCGACCATTAATACAAGTAACCGTTGCTCTGCTGATAGGCCAGCATATTTCGGTTGAAGTAATCTGTATATAAGCTTTGCACAGCTAGTGTCTTTTTCGATAAAGGTTTTTGCTTTCTTATATTTCCCTTTATTACGAACATGAGAATCATGATGATCAATAATTACTACATTTGGCTTATCTACTATTTCAAGACATTCGCTAGATACATCTAGATCAAGAATATATATTGTATCATATTTCTTAAGATTACCGTTCTTGATCCAATTTGCAAATGACTGTCGAAAATCATTAACCCTGGTAGAAATATAAGGTACCGGTTTTCCAATAGCCCATTCCATCATAAGATAAGACATTGCACCGTCTAAGTCCATATCAGTAAAGACAAAGCTTTTGTTAGATTTCACGCAACAATTATTTAGATCTAAATTATTCATTTACAACTCATCTTCACCAAGTGCACCGAACATTTGATCCATGTCTTCTGCCTCTTCTGTATTAATTAAATTCTGAGCTTCTGATAATCCTAATGTTGTATAATCAATAGCCATTGCTACGGTACCGAAATTTTGACCATACCTATTCTTCATCATACCCATTCTAATCACACCTAAATCTACATCACCTTCATCTTGCCAGATACTCATAATACAATCAGCTGTAGCAGCCAGACCTATACTTTCTGAGATATTTTCGACCCCGGGATTATTTTCATTAATACCGCTACGATTAATTTGAGTCGCGGTGACAATAGGGCAGTTAAATGTATATGTTAGTGCTCGTAATTGTTCTGACACGTTTTTAATTCGTTCATATGAATTTATACCAACAGTAGAATGAAACAGATTAATATAATCTACTACAATCATATCAGGTACCGTTCCTCTGTTCACTAGTTTCTGAATATAAGAGCTTAATTGGTTAACAGTAATCGCGTTAGGTGGGAACTCCTTAACAATTAATTTTGATTCAGGTCTGGTATTTTTATAGTCTACAACTCGCTGCTTAACTAAATCTGAGCTCAATGATAAATCAGAAATAGGTACCTTAGTAATGTTAGATGACAACCTTTTAGCATACATTAATTCAGACATCTCTAATGTAACTAATAATACTGTTTTATTTTGGGCTGCTACATTTGTAGCTATATTACCTAAAAATATTGACTTACCCACGTTTGTTTGACCGGCAAATAAATACATCGATCTACCTGTTTCGAGAAATCCGCCTCCAAGCTTTCTGTCTAACCAGTCCCAAGTAGATGGTATATATTTTTCTTGCTTACGGAGATCCTCAATATGTAGGTCGATTTCTGAAAAGAATTCTAAG